CGGGCAGCCTGACGGCAACGATCGGCCCGCAGCTGGATCAGCCGCACGATGCCGTGACCCTGGCGGCCAGCGTTGCGGATGTGCTGGACCTCAGCGGGCAGGAGCTGCGGGCCGATGACCCCGGCGCGGATCGCATCCTGTTCTGGGATGACTCTGAGAGCAAGCTGCGCCACCTGTCCCTGGCCGGCGGGCTGAGCATCTCGGGCACTACGCTGACGGTGCCGGTTGAGATCGGCCTGGCCTGCTCGGATGAGACCACGGCGCTCACCACCGGCACGGCCAAGGTCACGTTCAGGCTGCCGTATGCGATGACCCTCACGGCGGTCCGGGCCTCGGTCACCACGGCGCCGACCGGCTCGACGCTGGTGGTGGACATCAACGAGGCGGGGACCAGCGTGCTGAGCACGAAGCTGAGCATTGACGCCACCGAGAAGACGAGCACCACTGCCGCGACCGCTGCGGTGATCAGCGACAGCGCCCTGGCGGATGATGCTGAGATCACCGTGGACATCGATCAGATCGGCGCGACAATCGCCGGGGCTGGCCTGAAGGTCTGGCTGATCGGGGTGCGGGCATGACGTTCCTGATCAATCCGTATCGGTTCGGGGTTGCCTACGACACCGACGCGCAGACCTACATCACGGCGGTGGAGGCAGCCGACGGGCAGGCGCTGGAAACCGGCGTGCGCGATGCAATCAATGCGTTTGTGGTCGGCTGCAAGGCGGACGGCATCTGGACCGCCATCAAGGCCAGCTGCATCCTGGCCGGTGCCCGCACGTTGGCCGGTGCACTGGTGCCGCTCAAAGGCACCGCACCCACGAATAACAACTTCGTGAGCGGCGACTACAATCGCGAGACTGGACTGATCGGTAACGGCAGCACTAAGTACCTCAACAGCAGCAGGGCGCTGAACGCCGATCCGCTCAATAGCTACCACCTATCTGTCTACGTTTCAACGGCGGCAACATCAGGAGTCGGCCTGATTGGAAACGATGACGTAAGCAGCAATACCGGGGAAGCGGCGATATACAGAAGCTCTGCATCTTTTTCTGGGCGTTTCAGAAGTGTAACTGCCTTCGGTGCCACTGCCGCGTCAACATCAACCGGGTTTGTTGGCTGCAATCGGGCAACAAGCACGGCCATCACATTCAGGGCAGCAGGTAGCACCGAGACAATCACTTACTCCTCAGCTGGTACGGCATCAGCGACTGCGAACGTGGCGGTGTTTTCACGCGATCTCAGCAACGCATCGAGCGTCACCAATGCCCGCCTTGCCTTCTACTCCATCGGTGAATCCCTCAACCTGTCCCTACTCGACAGCAGGGTGAGCACCCTGCTTACCGCCTACGCCGCCGCGATCCCATGACCCGCCAGCTCTACCGCATCAGCGACGCCACCCTGTTGCCGTATCCCCGGCCGGATGATGAGCCCGTGCTGGGCCTCGATCGCTCCGTCTACCGGGTGGTGGCCGTGGTGCAGCTGCCTGCCCCGCCCTACGACCCGACCGCTGAACAGCTGACCAGCATCGAGACCTACGCCTGGCTGCCCGATGGCCCCGACCCGACCGGCCTGGATGGCGCCCTGACCCGTGGCTGGCAGATCGATCCGATCGTGCCCCCGCCCCCGCCGGAGCCCGCAGCGGACTGGCTCGGCTGGGCCGGCTGGCTCTACGGGTTCGCTCCGATGGCGTCGGCCATGGCTGCAGCACGTGCCAGTTCAGACCCCCTGGGCGAGCCGGCCACGACCGGCCTGCCCACCGCGATGGATGAGGCCCGGCTCCGCAGCAACTACACACCGTTCGCGCTGAGCTGGGCGCAGTTCCTCGCAGCCTCCGCGCTGGCCCCTACCGACCTGGCCGAGATCATTGCCCGCGCCACGGCGTGCCATCTCCCGGCGCCGTTCATCGCTGCCCTGTCCCCCGCGACCGCACCATGAGCAGCCGGCGAGAGCAGATCCTGGCGCACATCGCCACCACCCTCGGCAGCACCGCCGGGATCTCCACGGTGTACCGCTCGAGGATGGAAGCGTTCAGCCGAGACGAGGCGCCGGCCATGGTGGTGGAGCCGATCGGTGACAACGGCCGGCAGTACAGCACCTGCAAGATTGACTGGACGCTACAGGTAGCGGTGGTCGTGCACACCCGGGGCGCGGTGAGCGACACGCTGGCGGATCCGATCATCGTGTCCGCGCACAGCCTGCTCATGGCTGACCGCACGCTCGGCGGCCTGGCCATCGACATCATGCCGACCGCGACGGACTGGCAGCGCGATAAGGCGGACCTCGCCAGCTTGTGGATGGTCAACACCTATGAGGTGCGCTACCGCACGGCAGCGGCTGACCTCGAAGCGGCCTGAGCCTACAATGACCTGAGCACCTGCTGACCCTATGGCCCGCTGTGAGATCAAGCCCCCGGCACCTCCGGCACCACCGGCCGAAGGCGGCACCTATGTCGTGGAGGGCGGTGCGTTGAAATGCACCCAGCGCACGGCGCAGCCTGGTGAGCCACCGGCCACGGCCGACCCCGACCCCACCCCCGAGGATTGACCCATGGCCCTGTGGAGAAACCGGCTGGCCCTCGTCAAGAGCGAGGACACCTACGGCACCAGCTCCAGCCCCGCCGCGACTGATGCGCTCCTGTTCACTGAGCTGGACGTGGAGCCGCTGGCGATGGAGCTGATCGAGCGCGAGACGATCCAGTCGTACATGGGCAACCGGCCCAGCGTGGTGGGTCAGCGGTCGGTGCCGGTGAAGGCGACTGTAGAGGCGGCCGGCAGTGGCACCCTGGGCATCGCCCCCCGCTATGGCCCGCTGCTCAAGGCGGCCGGTCTGAGTGAGACCGTATCTGCTGACACGAGCGTGACCTATGCGCCGGTCAACTCCGGGTTCAGCAGCTACACGATGGACTTCTATGCCGACAACGGCAGCCGGCAGGCGATCACCGGGATTCGCGGTGGCGCAGAGCTGAGCATGGCGGTGGGCGAGATTCCCACCTTCGCGTTCGATCAGATGGGGATCTTCGCTGCACCCGGTGCGCTGAGCCGTCCGACCGAGACCTACAGCGCGCAGGCCAGCCCTGTCGCGGTGAACGCCGACAACACCACCTCCGTGAGCGTGCACGGGTTCTCCGCGTGCATGACCTCGTTCTCCCTGAACCTGGGCGTCGAGATGACCTTTGAGCAGAAGGCCGGCTGCACCAAGCAGGTGCGGATCACGGACCGGAAGCCCACCGGCTCAATCACCATCGAGCTTCCCGGCATCGCGACGAAGGACTTCATCGCCATTGCCAGCGCGCAGACCGCGGGCGCGCTGAGCTGGGTGCATGGCGGCACGGCCGGCAACATCTTGACGTTCTCCGCCAGCTCGGTGGCGTTCGACTCGCCCACTTTCGAGGACGGCGACAGCGTGACCCACGTCACCCTGCCGTTCCGGCTGCTGGGCAACACCACCTGGACCCTCGCCTACACCTGATCCTGCATGGCCTTCATCCTTGAGCAGTCGCCTACCTTCTCCTGGCCGATCACGATCCGCGAGGTGACGGACGGGGGGCGCCATCGCACGCACCAGTTCGAGGCGGTCTACCGGCGACTGCCGGCCAGCCGGATGGAAGAGGTTCGGCTGGCCTATCAGCGCATCAAGGCCGCGGCCGCACGGGACCATGTGATTGATGCCATCCCGACCAGGGAGATCGCGGCCGAGATCCTGGCCGGCTGGCGTGGCATCACTGAAGCTGACGGCGCTGAGATCGAATTCAGCGCGACCAGCAAGGCGCAGCTGTTGGAGGTGGCGACCGTGGCTGATGTGCTGGTTGCGACGTTCTTCGAGGCGCACGACAAGGCGCGGGCAAAAAACTGATCGGGGCTGTCGATCACCTCTTCCGGGGGAAAGGATCGACGGCCCGGCTGGAGCAGGACGCGGCAGCCTACGGGATCATCCTGGAGGATCACCACCTGCGACCGGCGGACTATCGGCTGTGGGATGAGCTGTGGCCGGCGGTGCTGCTGTTCATGCGGTGCCAGACGCAATGGCGCGCAACCTCCGGCGGTGTGCTGGGCCTCGACTACGGGGTGCTGCTCCAGCTGGCGCCGGTCTACGGGGTGACCGTGGATGCTGCGATGATGGATGACATCCAGGCGATGGAGCTCCACGCCCGTGAGCAGCTGAACCGGAGGCGATGAGATGGCGGTGATGGATGCGCTGCTGCGGATCAAGGCAGACGTTCAGGGCGAGGGGCAGGTGGCCGCGCTCGGGCGGACGATGGGCGGGCTGAGCAAGACAGCCGGCACCGTGTCGGGCGGGTTCAAGAACCTGGCCGGATCAGTCGGCAGCGTGGTTGGCGGCATGGGTTCGCTCGTTCCGCTGCTGTCTGGCGCCGGCCTGGTGGGCCTCGCGCAGAAGTCGATCGAGACCGGCGACAAGCTCTTCGACATGTCGCAGAAGACCGGCGTAGCGGTCGAGCAGCTGAGCCGGTTCAGCAAGGCGGGCAAGCTGACCGGCATTGACATCGACTCAATCGGAAAGGCGATCACGAAGTTCAACCGCGCACTATTCGAGGGCAAGGCAGACGAGGCGCTGAAGAGCCTGGGCATCAGCGCGACTGACGCATCAGGGAAACTCCGCTCCACGGATCAGGTGATGCTGGACATCGCGGACCGATTCAGCAAGATGCCAGACGGTGCGCAGAAGACCGCGCTCGCCATGCAGCTATTCGGCAAGGCTGGTGCGGACATGATCCCCATGCTGAACATGGGCCGGCAGGAGATCGAGAAGTTCAGCGGGATGAGCGCGAAGTTCGCAGAGCAGGCAGACAAGACATCCGACAGCATGATCGCCATGCAGGGGAAGATCGGCGCGATCGGCGGCAAGGTTGCCACAGTGCTGATGCCTGCAATGGAAGCAGTCACGAACGCAATGACCGTTGCGCTCGATGCCTTCATGAAGATGCCGGCACCGTTGCAGACGATCATCGGAACCATCGCGATCCTGTCCATCGCAATGCTCGCCCTGGCGCCTGCGATCTCGGCAGTGATCACGCTGATCGGAGCGATGGGCACAGCCTTTGCCGGGCTGAAGATCGGCGCCACGATTGCGGGCTATGCGCCGGCCATCATCGGCGCATTCTCCACAGTGCTGGCATGGCTGACCGGAACATTCCTGCCGGCAATCCTGGCGATCTTCACGCCCCCGGTCGGATGGATCGTGCTCGCCGTCGCAGCAGTCGTTGCCATGGCTATCGCCTTCCGCGAGCCGATCCTGAAGTTCCTCACCTGGCTGGGCGAGACCTTCACCGGTGCCGTGGTCGCGATCGGCAAAGGCGTCTACAACCTGTTCCTCAAACCCTGGGTCGAGCTGTTCAACGTCGGTGCCAGGGCACCCGTGGCTGAGATGATTAAATGGCTGCAGACCACATGGAGTAATGCCGTCACGTTCATCGGCACCGCGCTCCGCAACGTGGCCAACGCAGCCCGGGCACCGTTCCTGGCGGTGGTGGAGACGATCCGCGGGGCAATGAACGGCGTGCTGCGATTCATCGCTGGCGGGATCAATGCAGCAGTGAGCGCGATCAACGTCCTGATCGCCGGCTACAACCGTCTTCCCACCCCTGACATCCCACTGGTGCCATCGATCGCCGTGCCACAGTTCGCGGAAGGCGGCGTCGTGGATCGTCCCACCCTGGCGATGGTGGGTGAAGGCGGCGAGCGGGAATACATCATCCCCGAGAGCAAGATGGCCGGCGCCTCTGCCGCCTACCTGGCCGGCACCCGTGGCGGTGCGGTGCTCGGCACCACGACCGCTGCCGCTGTGATCAACGTCACCACGGGCCCGGTGCTGCAGCAGGACGGCCAGCAGTGGGTCACCATGCGCGACCTTGAGCGGGCGATGCGCGCCACTGAAGCCGGCACCCTCGCCCGCATCCGCACACCAGCCGGCCGCAGCGCGCTGGGGATCCGATGAGCACGATCGCCCAGGCGCAGTTCCTGCGCATCTACACCCCGGCCGGCACCACGCTCCACCGCTGGCAGTCGTACTTCACCTCCTCGAACGTGAGCCTGTCGGGTGGCGATTGGATCCCGCAGGCGTTCGAGTCCTCGGGTATCACCGCCGGGCAGACCGGTGATGAGGGCGGCGTCACCCTCACCCTGCCGGCGATCCCCCGGGTGGTCGATGCGGTGTTCGCGGCCATCGCAGGGCAGCACCTCTGGGAGCTGACCGTCTACCAGTTCACCCCGGGCAACTTCAACGAGCGCACGGTCGCGGCCACCTTCACCGGGGTGATCGTCAACAGCTCGTCCACCATCACGGCCCTGACCCTGGAGCTGGGGTCCGCGCTCGAGCCGGTCGGTGCGCAGATCCCCCCGCGCACGATGACCACTAGGCTGATCGGCAAGGGGTGCCGGCTATGAGCGGACTGGTCAGCAGCGATCCTCTGGCGCTCCTGTCGATTGAGGCGGGCCTGATCCGGCCGCCGTTGGCGGATGCTGCAGCCGAGGGCGACAGCCAGCTCGACAGCCCGCAGCGTGCGGCGATCCTGGGTGAACCCGTGCCGGTGGTGTTCTGCCGGCGGGATGAGACAGCCGGCAGCGGCGGCGTGCTGATCTCGCCCCCGGCCACCGAGGCGCGGTTCTCCAATGACGCGAGCAACGCGGTAACGGCCTCCTACCACCTGGTCCTGAGCGAGGGCCTGATCGGTTCGATCCAGGTGCGGGACATCTTCCAGCGGTCCTGCCGCGTCGGCACCCATACCCAGACCTACGACCGCCGCGCAGGCAGCTGGACGCCGGGCAACTTCGTGACGGCGCAGACCGGGTACACCATGCCCGAGTGCCCGTACTACTGCGGCACGGTCGGGGTCTATTCGGGCATGTCCACCCTGTCGTTCACGGTCACGATCCCCAACGGGTTCGATCTGTGGAACCGGCAGGTGCACGCGTTCATCCGCAACGGGATGCACGTCACCCGGCTGCTGGATGGTGTGTTCGGCCCGTCCAACAACTTCGCGGACCTGGTGAACTGGGCGCTGGTGAACTGCGCCAGGCTGCCCGCCAGCCAGATCGACCTCACCAGCCTGCAGTCCGCGGCCCGGTTCCTGGCGGCGAACAACTTCAACTGTGACATCGCCATCACCCAGAGCCAGAACCTGGGCGATCTGCTGGCGGGCATGGCCCCCTACTTCCTGCTGGCTGAGACGCGGAGCCAGGGGCGGCGGGGCCTCCGGCCGCTGGTGCCGGTGAATAGTGACGGCACGATCCGCACCACGGCGGTGAGCTGGGTGGCGACGTTCACCGAGGATCACATCCTGCCGGACGGGTTCGAGATCACGTTCAGCCCGCCGGCTGATCGTCGGCCGTTCTGTGTGCAGACGATCTGGCGGCAACAGCTGACCGATGACGTCGGCATCATCCGCACCAGCGAGGTGCGCTACACGGGCGAGGCGACGGACGGGCCCTATGAGCAGCACGACCTGAGCGCGTTCTGCACCCGCGAGAATCACGCCGTCAAGGTCGGCGCCTACATCCGGGCGCGGCGGCAGTTCATCACCCACAGCGCGCGGGCGCAGTGCCGCAGCGTGGACTTCCCTCCCAACCTGGCGCCGGGTGACATCATCCGGGTGACGCTGCAGCGGACGCCGAGCGATGGAACGGCATCGGTGCATGACTACCTCTACCAGGTGGAGCGGATCAGCAAGTCGGCGGCGGGCGATGTGTCGATGGATCTGATGCACTTCCCGATCGACAGCAGCGGGCGCAGCCTGGTGGCGCTGGCGGTGGCGAACGCCACGGGCACGGGCATCCTGCTGACCAGCAACCGCACGGGCGTGAGCTGTGATGTGAACAGCAGCGCCGACACCAGCGTGCCGGCCGAGGTGTATCAGACGGGCACCGCGGCAGACAACCAGGTGGAGATGACGGCACCGGCGGCAGAGGCGCCCCCGGCGGGTGGTGGTGGGGGCACCCTCGACACGATCGACATTGGCTTCAGTGAGGCGCGATGGGACGGCCTTGATCTGGTGTTCACCCTGCAGCTGGTGCCCTATGGCGAGGCGCCGGACGAATCACTGGGTGCGCTGGATGCCACGGTGAAGAGTGGGCAGGTCGTGGCCTATGACGCCAGCGATCGGCCGGTGATCCCGCAGCCGGCCAGCCTGCCGTCGGTGGATGTGACGGAGACCGTTGCGGAACCGTGGGAGACTGGCCGGCCGCCGGAGTATCTGCTGTATCCATTCCCGCCAGTGGACTGGATCTTCGAGAAGGAGTACCGCGTCACCTTCCAAGAGTCGGACTTCCCAAGTGAGGGTTACTACGAGATGCCGCTGTCGATCACCAGCACCAGCGGGGGGTTCGATGATGTGTTTCCTCTGAACACGCTACAGGTCCGGTTCCGTGCGGGGCTGGTGCCGTTCTTCGCGGTATTCAGTAATCCCCCGGCTGCAGGCGATGACCTCAGCATGACCTTCCCAGGGATTGGCACTGTGAACCTGGAGTTCACCAAGACAACTCCCTCCACCCTGGAGGTTTATTACGAGGCTTATGTCTATGTTTGGTCCGATGACCAAGCCGATAAAGATGCGGCTGTCGCTATTGTCCTAAGCTATCTGCCAAATAGCACCCAGCAGAATCAAGTAATCGTCACAAATGTTACTTCCGTTTCAAGTACTGCGCCCGTCATTGGTGTTGCCTATCAGATGCAACTGACCAGCACGGAGGGAGACGAAGGTAACTCGGCGGGGATCATCGCTGGGTTTGTTGAATATCCAGCGGACTATGACGTTGAGGCAGCACCCGTCTATCCGACTGGTACGTGGACCGGCTTCATCACCTGGAACACCCCGTAACCTATGCCCACCTTCCCCACCATCGCCCCCAGCTCCCGGTCGTTCACGCCTGGCGAGTATCCACACGCTGCGTTCACGGCACTCAGCGGTGAGCAGAGCAGGGTGCGGCACAGCGATGCGGTGGTAGGTGGGTCGATCGACCTGAGCTTCACCCGGCTCACCGAGGAAGAGCGGTCGCTGATCGAACAGCACTACCTCGGCCAACAGGGTGAGTTCCTGGCGTTCAGCCTGCCGCCTGAAACGTTCTCCGGGTTCGATCCCTACGAGTTCCTGGAGGGTGCCGGGCTGTGGCGCTACGCCGAGCCGCCTGAGATCCAGGACTTCTGCGGGCCCCAGCATGATGTGCGCGTGCGGCTGGTGGCAGCGACCGGCGGCGCACCGGGCGCCAGCCTGGGCCCGATCACGCTGAGCATGACGACCGGTGCCGCCACGGGCGCCGACCTGCCGGGCCTCGCGCTCACGCTCCGCATGACCCTCCTGCCTGGTGCTGTCACCACGACCAGCAGCGGCGGCGAAGTGAGCGTCTACCTGCCGGGCGCTGAGCTGACCGTCACCATGAGCCTGGCGCCTGGTGCTGCTGAGGAGATCACGCTGGCGGAGATGACGAAGCTGATCCTGCACTTCGACGGCACCAGCGGATCGACGTTCTTCGAGAACCAGGCGCAGACGAACACGCTGACCGCTGAGGTGTACGGCTCCGCGCAGATCGCGACGGATTACGTGAAGTGGGGCACTGGTGCAGGGCGCTTCAGTTGGCCGCCGGCCAGCTTCGGCTACACCGGCCATGCGGTCGCGTTCGATGATGAGGTGCTGGCACCGGGCACGGGCGACTTCACGATCGAGTGTTGGATCTACATCGCCTCTGGCGTCGGCATCGGTGAGACCATCATGCAGGTGCCATCCCCCAGCCCTGCATCAACTGGCCGGCTCTATGCCACCTACGTCAACTCCACCACCTACCGCGTGGGCTGGGCCAAAGCTGGCGCCGAGCTGGCAGAGTCGGCGGGATTCTCAGTCGATGCCTGGCACCATGTCTGGTGTGTGCGTGAGAGCGGCACGATCCGCATCGCGGTGGATGGCACGGAGTCCGCGACGACCGGGACCGACACCACCGACTACAACTACGGCAGCGGGCAGAAAGCGATCATCGGCAACTACAGCACGGGCGATACCTACGGCTTCGGCGGCCGGATCGACGACCTCCGCTACACCGTCGGCAACGCCCGCGCCCTGGTGGTGCCAACCGGGCCCTACCCGAACGTCTGACCATGGCCACCTTCCCCGCCCTTGAACCCAACACCCGCAGCTACCGCCTGCCCCGGTTCCCGGTCACCAGCCAGCCGGCATGGGGCACCGAGGCGGTCCGCTTCAGCCATGGCCCACGGTCGTTCGGCTATGTGCTGACCCTCGGCTACGAGAATCTCCCGGCTGCCGATGCGGCGCTGCTCCGCTCGCACTTCCGCGGCCAGGCCGGCGGCTTCGATGCCTTCACCCTGGACCCTGCTGTGACCCGTGGCCATGGCGCTGCCGACCTGGCACCGGCCTCTACCCTCTGGCGCTACACCGGCCCGCCGGAGGAGACGCACCGCAGCGGCGGGCTGGTGGATGTGGAGGTGGAGCTCGAATCCGTGCGCGGCCTGGTGGTCTCAGGCGCTGGCCTCACGCTCACCTACAGCCTGGAGGCTGGGGCCGTGACGGCCGGCTCCGCAGTGGCCGGGGCAGACCTCACCATCACCGCGACCCTGGAGGCCGGAGCCGGCACCGGAGACTAGGATCAGGGGCAGCACCATGGCGCGCGCAGATGGCATCGCTGATCTATAACTCCATGCCGGACGACATGGCCAAGGGCGCCATTGACTTCGACACGGACACGTTCAAGGTGCTGCTGGTGACCAGCAGCTACACCCCCAACAAGGACACGCACGACAAACGGGACGACGTCACGAACGAGGTGACCGGCACCGGCTACAGCACCGGCGGCGCGACCTGTACGGTCACGGTCACGAAAGACACGGCGAACGACAAGGTGACCATCAGCCTTGGCGCCGTCTCCTGGGCCAGCTCCACGATCACCGCCCGGGCCGCCGTCTACTACAAGGCACGCGGCGGCGCCAGCTCGGCCGATGAGCTGGTGGCCTACAACGACTTCGGCTCCAACATCAGCACCACCGGCGGCACGTTCGCGGTCGCGGCGTCCACCATCACGCTGCAGAACTAGCGATGGAACGGAACACCCCGGACAACCCGACGCACGGCGAGGTGCTGCGCGCCATCGGCCACCTGGAGGGCAAGCTCGACAGCATCCACGAGGCGATCCAATACAACCGGACTTCGATGATGGAGGCGTTCCGCCGGCTGAACGAGGTGGAGAAGCGAGTCGCGCAGGGCGTCATCCTGGCGATCGTGCTCTCCATCCTGGTGCCGCTGTTGGTCACGATCGCAGAGCCGCGGATCTCCATGCCGCAGCACCAGCAGCAGGAGCGGGCGCAATGACAGCACCGGCCGAGCTGGACATCCTGCCGTTCTTCGAGCACTGGCGCGGCCTGCCCCACCAGCGGGCCGCCGTGGCGCAGCTGTGGGAGAAGGTGCCGGCCAGCCTGAAGAAGCACGACGCCAGCTGGTATCGGACCTGGCAGGCCGACGGCAAGCAGGCACAGCCCCGCACCCTGAGCAACCCGCTGCAGGTGCCCTACTACAGCCAGCGGGACAGCGCCACAGATCACGCGCTGCGGATGTGCTTCAGCTCGGCGTGCGCGATGCTGCTCGAGACGATCCGGCCGGGCACGCTGCAGGGGCCGAACGCCGACGACGCCTACCTGGGGCGCGTGCTCCGGTATGGGGACACCACCGATGCGACGGCACAGATGAAGGCGCTCCAGTCATTCGGCGTCACTGCCCGGCTGGTGAAGGACGCCGACTGGCAGACCGTCTGTGATCAGATTGATGCCGGCATCCCGGTGCCGATGGGCATCCTGCACAAGGGCCCGCTATGGGCTGCAGCAGGCGGCGGCCACTGGATCACCGCCATCGGCTACGACGCGAACAGCCTGACGGTTCACGACCCGTTCGGAGACCTCGACCTGGTGGCCGGGCGGTACGTCAACAACTGGGGCGCACGCCTCAGATACAGCCGCCAGAACCTCGGCCCGCGTTGGATGGCCGAGGGCCCGGCTACCGGCTGGGCGATGATTGCACAACCCTGAGGAACCACCATGACCCCAACTCAAGCTGAGCTCCTGGCGCTCGCTCTGTTCGTCGCCTCTGAGGTGATCGGCATGAGCCCGCTGCGCTCGAACAGCCTGGTGCAGCTGGCGCTCCAGCTGCTCACCCAGGCGTTCCCGTTCAGGCGGAAGGGCTGAGGATCAATCCTCACCGTCAGGATCGCTGACATCATCCCCGAACAGCGTCGGCTGCTCCACCTCACGGGTGGCATCAGCCGACAGCTCCAGGTTCCGCACGGCCTGCCGGTAGTAGCTGGGCTTCAGCTCAATGCCGATCCCACGCCGGCCGGCCTGGACAGCGCCGTAGACCTCACTGCCCACACCCATGAACGGGGTCAGCACGGTCTCGCCTGGGTTGCTGCGCAGGGCCACAGCCCGGTCGATCACATCGAGCTGCAACGGGTGGACGTGCTTCTCATCCTCTGGATCCTTGCAGTCCTGAAATGGCAGCACGCGACCCATCCGCACGTCGTCCCACACGCTGGAGGCATACTGCCGCCAGATCCAGTGGCTGAACCTGTTGCCGGTCTGCTTGCCCTTGTGCCCCTTGTATTGGTGCAGGTCGGCTGGTATCGGGCACTCCCCGGCGTATGAGTGCAGCCCGGTCGGATGGGCGACGGGCACAGGGTTGGTGCCATCACGGCGGAAGATCAGCAGATAGTCGGCACTTGCCACACCGGCGAAGATTGAATCATCGACGATCGTCTTGTGCGCCAGGTTCTTTGTGAGCGTGCGATTCCGCACCCATAGCGGCTCCTTCCAGATCGTGTGACGGGCGACCATCTGCCAGCCGTGGCGCTGGTGGAGCTTGATGATGTCGCCGGGCAGGTCGATCAGATAGTCGCGACCGCTGTTGCCACTGGGGATGTCGGTGCAGTGAACAGCAGTGCAGCGGCCAGGCATGGTCAGCCTGGCCAGCTCGCGCACCACATACTCGTAGTGCCGGAAGAATCCGTCGTAGTCGTCGCAGTTGCTGATGTCACGCTCGTTCGAGCTGTAGTGATACAGCCCGCCAAAGGGTGGGCTATAGATGCTGAAATGCACCTTTGCGTCGGGCATGGATTGCATGACCTCCACGCAGTCGCCGTTGTAGATGGCGTAGCGGTCGGTCAGAACCTGGTCGATCACAGCCACGTCGGGATCCTCTCGGGGTTGGTGTAAGGGTTGACTCTGGTGATGCCTGCAGCCTGCCCCATCTCTGAGACCAGGTTGGAGAACATGGATTCAGCGGCGGTCGCCTTGCGCGTCAGGTTCTCCATGATGCGCCGTTCGCCTTCGGTCAGGATCACGTCAACCGTGACCGGCCGCTTCTGCCCAAACCGCCAGCAGCGGCGGACGGACTGGTAATACTGCTCGAAGCTGTGCGACGGGAAATAGGTGATGTGGTTGCAGTGCTGGAAGTTCAGGCCCCATGCACCGATCTTCGGTTTGGTGATCAGCACCCTGGCCTCGCCGTCGATGAACTGCAGGAAGCGGTCTTCCTTCACCTGATCGGAATCGGAGCCTGCGACCTGCACCGATCCGGGGATCATCTTCTCCAGCATGTGCCCCTCTTCGTTGAGGTGGCACCACACCAGCGCCGGCTCGCTGGTGGCGTTGACCATGCTGGCGACCTGATCGCAGCGATCCTGTACGGTCCGCTTCCGCTCAATGCGCTGCTCCCTGAGGTTGGTGGCAGGCATGGCGAACAGCATCCCCTCGGGTGGCGTGGATGTGTCGATGAGGTGGTCGCGTTCGGTGAGCGTGGGCAGGATGAACCGCCCATCATCGAAGCCGAGATCAGATGGCTTGCGGCACGCGCGCGCCCAGCTCGCAACCCAGCGCCAGAAGGGCAGCTCGGCATGGCCCTTGAAACGCCACTTGGGCGCCTCGCCATACATCCGCCGGCTGGTGCAGTTGTTGTTGTCGTTCTTGAAGAACTTGGCCAGCATGTCCATGTGGCCCATGTATCCCAGCGCCTCAGAGCTGGTGCCCAGTTCGATGTAGTCGTTCGGTGCAGCGGTAGCGGTGGCCAGCAAGCGGTAAGGCATCTTCCGCATGAAGATCGTGATCTCCTGCCGGCGGGCACCATCGAAGCCCTTCAGGATGCTGGACTCATCGCAGACCACACCGGAGAAGTCGGCCGAGTTGAACGCTGACAGCCGCTCGTAGTTGGTGATCACGATTTGCCCCGGCACGGTGCCATCACTGGAGCGATGGCACTCAATGCCGAACTTCTCACCCTCGCGGATGGTCTGTGCAGCAACTGCCAACGGGGTGAGGATGAGCACCGGGCGGCCGGTGTGCTGCGCGACGTTCTGCGCCCATGTGAGCTGCATAGCGGTCTTGCCAAGGCCGCAATCCGCGAAGATTGCGGCGCGACCCTTGCGCACTGCCCACTGAACGAGAGCCTTCTGGAAGTCGAACAGCTGAGCCGGCATGAAGACCGGCTCGAAGCCGTGATCAGCCCCGACCTGGAGCTTGCGATCCAGGAACGTGGAGTAGTCGTCCATCACGCCACCACCAGCAGCCGGCGGACGGTGGTGCGGCTGCAGCCCAGCCTGTCCGCAATGGCCTGTTGCGTCATGCCCTGGCGGCGCCAGCGGCGCGCGCGCTGCTCACGCGACTCAGTGGCCCAGAGCAGGATCAGGATCGGCAGCAGCAGCGCAGCCAGCAGCAGCGCGAGAAGAGAGGTGAATGTCATTGGTGGTCTCGGGTGAAGTGTTCGGGGCGGTGCCCGTGGTCATCATGCGCGGCGATCACCACGCGGGCGTAGCAATGTGACATTCCTTAATGCACGCGCGCGGCGGTTCTGGTGCCGCCACTCCTGCCACGCGGCGCCCATCACGAAGCCCCAGGTCATGATGCCCAGGGCGGTCAGAAACTCAATCACAGGGGATCTCCAGTCGGGTGATGGTGAACGCGTTGTAGCCGGCCCAGTAGCTCAGCCAGCCACCGGCAGCGAGATGATCGAGGCGGTCCTGGGCCTCGCCCACGGTGCACTTCCACTGGCTTGCCAGTGCTGCGGTGCCGATCGTGAACGGTGCCGGCCCGAAGCTGGCCAGGCGGTGCAGGTGGGGCATCATGGTGCGTCGTGGGTGATCTCAGCGCGGAGCCGCTCGAGCACCAGCCGGTCGCGCCGGCATGGCTGCCGCTGGATCAGATGATCTACCAGGGCGAGGATCCGCTCACGCTCCAGCATGGCGCCAACCCGGAAGGCCTGGCTATCGGGCAGGGCGAGGGCGTGGCTCACCAGTCCCCCGGCAGTTGGATCGACACCAGCTGCGCGCTGGGGAGCTGGGCCCGGACGGTGAGCAGCGCGGCGTAGGCCGTGACAGCCTCGACCTCACGGCGGATCAGCCGCGCGCCGTGGCGCATCGTCACCTGGTACAGGTCGGGCACCAGGGGGAAGCGAAGGGTGGGGATGCTCATCGGGCTGCGGTGCTGGGCAGGCTGTCGGCATAGGCGAGCAGCTTGGACTTGATGCGGTTGCGTTCGGACTGTCGAACCAGCCGGACGGTATCGCGAGGGTCGGGGCGTTCGGTTTCCTCGGGCAGCACTGCGGCGATCGCAGCGGTGAGGATGGCGTAGGGAGTGTCGGTCATCGGAGGGATGGGTTGCGCTCGGCAGCGGACAGGCTGGGGTGGTCGTCGTGGTCGGCGTCATTCTCTGGATCAGGCCGCAGCTGATCCAGAGCGCGATGCAGTAGCTCCCGGCTGTGATGTGGGTTGGCGATCTTGTAGCCGCACAGCTCAGATGCCAGCTCAACGCACAGCGCGCGGTAGTCGGCGCTCATTGGCTCTCCTGTAGTGGGTGGTTGCCGGGTAGGCCCCGGCGGGCCGTGGTGGGTCAGTCCACGTTGTTGAGGACCAGCTCGCGGCGGCAATCGTCGTAGCGGTAGCCAGCGGTCAGCACCAAGGTGCCATAGGCAGTGAAGTAGCCACCCCAGCCCAGCAGCTCGGCGGCAACGTTCCCCGCCTGCTCAGTGCGCTCGCGGTCTGCCAGCTCAACACAGCCGCTCTGCTGGTTCAGGTAGCCGATTTCGATACGGCCGCGGCTCTGCTCAACAATGGCGCCCAGATCGAAACCAGCTTTGCGGAGAGTGCTGAGAACGGTGCGGGTAGAAGGAGTGCGGGTCATGGCGTCAGCTGGTAAGTGGTGTGCGGGGATTGCCGACGATCTGGCAGGCTCCCCGCGGGCCAGGGGCCGAGGCCCCGGAGGAGGCAGTTGCCTCCCGATGCACACATCATGCAGCCGGCACCCCACCCCACACCAGCGGCTGTAACAATGCTTCACACCCATTCCCAGCGTTGGCCCCAGCTGCTCGCTCGGCCGCTCTCCGCGCACCTGCGGATCGTCTGTTGTCCGCAGTTCGCAGCCTCAGCAGCCTCTCCAAGCGTGCGGTAGACCTTGCCCGTCACCAGGCACCGCACCGGCCGGGGGAACCGCGCAAACCGAGGCCGAAACGCACGGGCTGCCACCTCATCCGCGAGATTCTCATCCTCGAACAGCGCGAAAAGGCCATCCCAGCTCACGCCGTACCAGTCCTCTGGATGCTTTCGAGCAGCTGCGGCCAGATCTCGGCGGTTCACAAACTGATTAACACCCTCCCTGGCTACTCTCGGCTGCCGATCTCGGATGATGCGTGTGATCCTCTCGGCCGACCTGGCTCCAATCAACAAGGCTGCATAGTTGCGGCTTATGTATTCACCATCTGAATACACCCGAAGCTCTCTGCGCCGAATCTTGGCTGACACCGCATGACGCGATCGACGAGGGTAGCCATTCAGTGCAGTCCATCTGTTGTAGGTCTGCAGCAGCAAGGTCAGAGGCATTTCCCCCGCCAGCCGCTCCAGCTCCTCCAGCTCCGTCTCACTCCACTTATGCCCGCTCACCGCCCCTCCCCTCCAGCTTGCTGATCAGACGGTCGAGATACCAGCGGGCTTTCTTGGCATCCTGCAGCGGCTCACCCTTGAACCAGAGCCTCAGCAGGTACTTCAGCGCCTGCCAGTGGCAGCCGGCGGTGACCGCATCAGGCGCGGCATAGACCGCATCCTCGATCACCTCGATCGACTCGTACCGGCCCGACGTGTAGTGCGCCGGGCGGTTCACTGGATCGTTGCTCATCCCCTGCTCTCCTGAACGGTGGTGTCGCCCAGGTAGCGGCCGGTCTCGGCATACGAGCGGCCCGGCTGGCTGGCCAGGTAGTGGACGATCAGCTGGCCGATCCGCATCCCGGGCCACAGCGGCTGGGCCTGCAGCTGGCGCACGTTGTGCAGCTCGAGGGTGAGGGCCCCCCGGAAGCCGGGGTCGATCCAACCGGCCATCAGGTGGTTGAGTCCCTCCCTGGCCCTGCTCGACTTCAGCAGGAACTGGGCGCCCACATCAGCCGTGAGGTTCACCTGCTCCATCGTGCAGGCCAGCACGAACTGGCCGGGCCGCAGCCAGTACGGATCCTCCTGCGAGTGCTGGCCCAGTGGGTAGGCCTTGAGATCAGGCCCCTCGACGCTCTCGATCAGCAGCGTGTCACCCAACCTCAGGTCCACGCTTGCAGGGTTCACCAGGTCCGGGTCGTAGGGAGTGAGCAGACCATTGCGGCAGCGGTTCGCCAGCTGCCAATCCACAAGGATGGCCATCAGAGGGTGATTGGGCGGCGGGACAGTTCGAGCTGTGAGAAGCGCCAGGTGGCGCCGGTTGAATCGATCGCGGAGTAGTGGGGCAGGATGCACCCCACCAGCTGGTCGAGGATCTGCACACGGCCGGAGAGATCCTGCCGCCAGCCGCGGACGTAGGCCAGGTCGCCAGGCTTGAACCGCCACGGCTGGGCGTTCAGTTCAGAGGGTCGCTTCATTCGTGATCCTGTGCAGTGGGACGGGTGGCGCGCACCTCGCACGACATGCCGTAGCACGCGCGCAGGATGAAGGCCTGATCGATCGCTTCATCAACGGTCGGGGCTGACCATGCGCGCTCAAGCGGCGCCAGCTCCACACCCTTGCGGGTGATGGGGCTGAGCCAGCGGCCGGCGCGGGACAGGCCGTAGCGGGTGGAGGTGGTGGGCGTGGTCATCGGATGTGGCGGCAGTTGGACCAGGAGTCGAGCGGGTGGCAGCTGGCCTCGCGCATGGCGGGTGCAACGACCACCAGGGCGGCGGTGAGGAACACCACGACGAAGCAGCTCAGGCGGGTGATGGGCAGGTCGTTCATGGGTCGAGCAATCGCTGGGCGTAGATTTCGCCCTCACCCAAGAGCCAGTCGGCGGAGTCCGAGTGGCTGTATCGCTGCTGCAGCTCAGCGGCGATGTGCTCGGTAGCCAGCAGCGCCACCTGCTCAGGGTCTGGGATGCGGCGTGCGCGAAGCACCGCCGCAAGGCGGGCGATGGGATTGCGATCGGCGGTCATCAGTCAACCTCCAGCATGAATCGAACGCTGCGGCCGAAGCCGAATGTGCCCCAGCGGCGGGTAACGATCGGGCAGCCCTCAGCTGCCTGGCGCGGGATGCGATTGGAGTTGAACCACCACAGCGGCCCGATGCGGCCGTGGTCGGAGGTGATGGTGAAGGCGATCATGGGTACCTCGACAGTTCAGTGGCAACGGCCCGCAGCGTGGCGGGTGAGATGGGCTGGCGTTCCATCTGGCTGGCCAGCTCCAGCAGGGCAGCGACCACTGACCCCGGCGTGTGGTGGATCCAGGTGGTGTTGATCGCCGTGCGGATGTCGGCGGCCAGCTGCGCGGGGTGCGTGGGGTCACTCACGGCGGTTCATCTCGATGATGTGCGCGTTGTAGGTTTCGGCTGCGTGGCGCAGGTCTTGCGCAATGTCTGAGAACTGATCCGGGTGCGCTGGATAGATGGGGCCGTTGAGCCCCATACCACCGACCAACGTGAGGGCGTGGTCAGCCATAAGACCAGCCAACCGCAAAGCCCGCTGCTCTTGGGTCAGGTCAGCCATCGGCCTGCTCCTCCCCGTCGTCATCGTGTTCGATCTCGACCACCTGGGAGTTAATTGCCCCGCAATCAGCGCATTCCGTGTGAGTCAGCGCAGACAGTGGCCCTCTCCATGTCACGTTGGGTCCACCGCAAGCAGAGCAGATCATGGGGCCTGCTCCTGCGGCACCGGCAGCGCCCAGTAAGGCAGCCAATGGGTGGGCGCGTCATCGTCACTCCCTTCCTCAAGCCACCAGCACCGCTCGTGCGCATCGCAGTCGGCAGCCGTGGGCAACCGCTCGGCCACGCTGACCGGCTCCGGCGCAGGGCGGCCCCAGCGGGCCAGCACGGCGCGGGCGAACTCCACGGGGTCGTCATCAAAAAGACCCCGGCAGTCGTTCCCGTAGCTGGCGAAGTCGTCTGACAGCAGCCTCAGCTCCTCATCCGTGGGCTCAACCGGCTGGGGCTGGGCCTCAACCATCAGGGCGCGGGCGCGGGCCATCGCAGCCGCCAAGTAGCGAACGTTGAAGTCGTGTATGCCTGCGATGCAGTGGCGCTCAATGATTGCCACCAGCTCAGCCAGCACAGCGCGGAAGTCGCCGCTCATCGCCCCACCTCCCGGCTTGCCCTGGTGCGCGTCAGCCTCAGCTAGCAGATCGGAGTAGAGGTCCACCCCATCGAGTTGCACCCGCAGCGCAGCGGCCAGACGGGCGATCAGGTCACGGTCGCTCATCGCCCCACCTCCCGGCGGAGCAGGTCGGCAGCGGCGTGCAACCCTTGGCGCTGCTGCCAGTAGGCCACGGCGAAGATTGCGGCACGGGCCTCGGGCGTCCAGTCGCCGCCGCAACCACAAGCGACAGCGTCCGCCACAAGACTCATCAGCTCCCCCTGCCCCGCCGGGGTGCTCGGGGCGGGCGGCGAACTTGTAAGGATTGCTGATGAGTTGCCTTCCGCCAGGCCGCAGTAGCTGGTGCCCTCGTCGCTGCTGACGATGTGGGGGCAGATGACGCTGGCTGTGGCCTGCTCGTAGACCTGCTCCGCAATCCATAGCAGCGGGTCGGGGCAGTCGATCGGGGGGATCAGATCAACGCCCCGGAAGCGGAGGTTGTAGCGGGGGATGGGCTGCTGCGCCTGCTCCAGCCGCTCCACGCGGGCGCGGAGTTCAAGGATGCAGTCGGCAGCGGGCGAGTCTGTCCTGCTGGCGGCCCATTGCGCCATCGCTTCCCATGCCTCAGGCCGGGCGGTGTGGTCGTTGTTGCTCATGGTGATTCTCAGAACGGGGGATCGTCGTAACCCAGTGCCGCCTGCTGCGGCTGTGCCTGCGCGGGCTGCGGTGCAGGCAACGGCTGCGGCGCCTGGCGCACCACCTGCGGCGCACCCTCGGCACCCTCCGGCCGGTATGACCACGGCTCGATCAGATGCGCCGTGAACGCCTCCGCCATCCCTTGGCCGCCGTCCCGCTTCTGGAATACCTCGGGCACCTCCACCGACCCGTAGCAGACGATGCCATCACCCTGCTTCACGTAGTTGGCGGCGAACTCCGCAGTGCGGGCCCAGCAGGTCACACGCACCCATCGCGCTGGCTGCTCAGTTCCCTGCTTCCTCGGCTGCCTCACGGCCACCGAGAAGTTACAGACCGCGGTGCCGCTGTCCAGGAACTTCATCTCTGGCGGCCGGCCCACGCGGCCGGTGATCATGCCTTGAAAGCTCATGTCAATCCTCAGAAGGGGTCATCAGAAACCAGCTCAGCCTGGACCACAGGGTCAGGCTCTGCCGGGGCAGCTGCCGGTGCAGCAGGGGCAGGGGCCTCAGGCGCCTGGGCGGCAGCGGCGATCTGGCGGTTCAGATCAGCCACTACCCCAGGATCCTGCTGCACCTGCACCTCGCGCACGGTCGCCGGCTTCACCGTCTCCAGTTCTTCCCGCACACCCAGCCCGAACAGCACCTCCGGCAGGTAGAGGCTGATCAGACGGGTCGCCGCACGCCAGCGCAGCATCTGGGCAGGGATTGACTGGTACTTGGCGTTTCGGGTCCAGCCGTCGGCCTTGGCCTCTTTCATGGTCACGGTCGCGGTGATCACCTCACCCGACTCGCGGAGCTTCGCGCTGGCGGTCACCTCCAGCGCATCCCCCTGTCCCTTGTCGGTCCAGGTGATCGGGCCCGCCAGCAGCCCGGACTTGTTGGCGCGGGCGATGGCGAACCGGGCCGAGGTGCTCGGCCGGCCGTTGATCACAGACAGCTCCTGGAACACCAGCATCGGGTGCTCGCCCAGCTGCTGGGCATACATCAGCGCCACCAGGCACGCCTCAGGCTTGCCCTGGAAGTGAACCGGCACCAGCCCCGAGAGGCTGAAGGCCTTGCCCACCCGGTAGAGGTGATCCAGCGCGGCGGAGTCGTGGAGGAAGGCCAGGGCCTCGGCCCCGGGCGTGGTCGTGGTCGTGATTGCGTGGGAGTCAGTCATGGCACCATCCAGGAAGGTCAATAGGGTCAGCCACCAGGTCGCCGTAGCCGGGCCAATGCCCGGACGCCTGGCATTCAGCCAGCAGGGTCAGCGCAGCATCGACACGCCGACGGCCGGCGGCCAGCAGCGCCGCGGACGCAGGGTAGACCGCGACCGCGAACGGCCTGGTGTTCTCCACTGCGATCGTGAGGAACTGCTCCGCGCCGAGCGCATCGGTGTTCCATGCCGCCTGCAGGTGGTAGTCGAACCCGGCGATGGACTTGGCGAACTCGGCCCGGCTGGCGTCCTTCGTGGTCTTCACATCGACCACCAGCCGACCATCGAGGCTGTGCCAGTCCGGGCGGCACTTGCACTCGAGGCCCGTAGCCTCATCGGTCCAGGTGTAGGACGCCTCCCGCCGGCCCGGCAGGTCCAGCAGGAACCGCGCTGCAGGGTGACGCCGCACAGCATCCGCCATCCGCTGCACCTGGTCCGCATCGTCGGGCGTCAGCACCAGCTTCCCGGCGCTCTCACGCTCGAACTCAGCTGCGAGCTCCTTCCCCACCTTCGTGCGGCGATCGAACGCCTGGGGCGGCACCGCCACCGTGGCATCCCACAGCTCCGGTTCCATCACCGCAGTGTGCAGCGCCGTGCCCAGTTGCATCGCCTCGGTCGCCGGCTTCACCTCGCGGTCGGCTGCCAGGTACTGATCGAAGAAGTGCAGCGGCGACCGGGCCAGCACCTTCAGCCGGCTGGGGCTGACTGCTGCCAGCTGGTGATAGGCCTCATTGGTCAGGCCTTCGTGGTACTGCAGCTCAGGCATCGGCCGGCTCCTTCCTCACCAGCGGCAGCCCCCGCCGGGCCATCTCCTTCTGGCACGCCGTGCGAAACCCCTCGGGCACGCCGTACCGTGCCATCCATTCCAGGTCCACGTTGGTCATCCCACGGGCGTGCTCCTGGTCCTGCACCCGGCGGTACAGATCCAGCGCGCGGCGGTACCGCCAGAAGGTGAAGCGTGATCGAAGCTCCCTGATCCACGTCATGCGTGTCTGTGTAGGTGGTCAGCCCTGACCCTATGGGCGCACCCGCACCCCATGCCAGCAGCTGTGATCTTTCTTCACAATGACCGGCAGCGGCTGGCGGCGGTGGCAGCATCGGCGCATGACTGTCTCACTCCGACCATTCCAGGCCGCTGCCGTCGCTGAGATCCGCGGCGCCCTGATGGACGGCCATCGCGCCGTGCTCTTCGTCCTGCCCACCGGCGGCGGCAAGACCTTCACCTTCGTGCACATCGCAGAGCAGGCCGCCATCAAGGGCAACCGGGTCGCCATCCTGGTGCACCGGCAGGAGCTGGTAGATCAGGCCTCCCGATCGCTGCACGCCATCGGCTGCAACCACGGCATCATCGCCGCCGGCTACCGGCAGGATCTCCGCCAGGGCGTGCAGGTCGCCAGCGTCCAGACCCTGGCCCGCAGGCTGCACCAGCTGCCGCCCGACTTCTTCCAGCTGCTGATCGTTGACGAGGCGCACCATGCCGTCGCCGGCACCTGGGCGAAGGTGCTGGCTGCCATGCCCCGGGCCAAGGTGCTGGGCGTCACGGCCACACCGGAACGCCTCGACGGCCGCGGCCTGGGTGACCAGTTCTCCGCCATGGTGCAGGGCCCGGACGCCGCATGGCTCACCGCTGAGGGCTTCCTGGTGCCCGCGCGCGTGTTCGCCCCGCCTGGCATCGACCTATCAGGCATCAAGCGGTTCGACACCCGCAAGGGCCACGACGAGGCGGAGCAGCGGCTGCGCCAGGGGCAGGCCATGGGGGACGCGGTGAGCCACTACCGGCGCACGATCGAGCCGCACCACAACGGGACCGCCATCGCCTTCTGCTGCAGCGTGGCCCACGCCGAGGCCGTTGCCGAGGCCTTCCGCGCGCAGGGCATCCCGGCCGCCACCCTGGATGGCTCCATGGATCGCGGCGTGCGCCGGCGCACGATCGCAGACCTCGGCGCCGGCGTGCTCAAGGTGCTCACCAGCTGCGACATCATCTCCGAGGGCACAGACATTCCCTCCGTCACCGGGGCGATCCTGCTCAGGCCGACCGACAGCCTGGGACTGCATCTGCAGCAGGTCGGCCGCGTGCTCAGGCCATGCCCCGGGAAGGATCACGCCGTGGTGAACGATCACGTCGGGAACACGTTGAGGCATGGGTTGCCGACCGACCCGCGCGACTGGAGCCTCGAGGGCCGGCCCAAGGGGCGCGGGCGCAAGGCCTCGGATGCCATTCCGATCCGCATCTGCCCGGCCTGTTTCTCGGCCATCCCATCGGCAGCCAACCCGTGCCCAGAGTGCCAACATGAGGTGCCGGCCGCACGGCGCGAGCTGGTCACAGTGGCCGGCGACCTGCGCGAGATGACGGGGGCCGAGCTGCGCCGCCAGGAGCGCCGCGAGGTGGTCCGGGCCCGCACCCGCGACGAGCTCGAAACACTCGCCCGCCAGCGCGGCTACCGGCCAGGATGGGTGGCGCACATGCTCGCCGCACGCTCTCGTGGGAGGACGGCATGAGGCACAAGAACTACCGCTACGGAGACTATGAACACCAGTTATGGGATTTCAGAGAGTCTGACTTCTTAGACGATCCAGACGATGACATCGACGAATCGCTGAGATCAAAAGGCGTAGAAGCTGCTACAAGGCAGGAGGATTACAGCGATTATCTTGGCTCAACCTATTGGGCAAACGTTAGGGCAACGGTTCTCCACAGGGCTGGATACAAGTGCGAGAGGTGTGGGCAAGACAGCGCGCTACAGGTTCATCACAAGTCCTACTGCGCTCGACACACTGAGCTAGAGAACCTACATCTTCTGGAGGTTCTATGCAGGGCCTGCCACAATCAAGAGCACATCTGAGCACCCCGGGCCCAGACCGCATGACCCGATCCGACGAGCGCCGCATCCAGTCCGAGATCCAGCTCGCAGCCGGCTCCGGCCCCGCACGCCTCTGGCGAAACAACGTCGGCGCCCTCAAGGACCAGGCCGGGCAGCTGGTGCGCTACGGCCTGTGCCCGGGCAGCTCCGATCTGATCGGCTTCCGCACCGTGGTGATCACACCCGAGATGGTCGGGCAGCGGGTCGCCATCTTCGCCGCGGTCGAGGTGAAGGACCGCGCCAGACCCACCACCCAGCAGACCGCCTTCATCAACCTGGTGCAGGGGGCCGGCGGCCTTGCCGGCATCGCCCGGTCCGTCCCTGACGCCCTGTCCATCCTGCGCCTGTAACGGAATGTTGCTCTAGGCCAGCACGCCAGCAGCGCAGCCCATAGGGTCGGGGATGAATCTTCAACCCGACCATGGACCCCACCACCGCGCTGCATCGCCTGCGCCGCCTCTACCGCGACGCCTGGCACTGCGACCCCGACAACGACCACCTGGTACTCCGCTGGGCTGAGAAGCCTGAGCACTGGGCCGAGATCCAGATCAGGCACCGCGGCTGGACATGGCTCGCCACTGAGGCCACCGTGCGCCAGTGCCGGCAGCTGTATCGGCGCGCTGCTCAGGCCGCACCGACCCCACCCGGCGTCGATCCGTTCGATCCGCTCATGCCGACCGCTGAGCAATGAGCACCCGCCTCACCGAGGCCGCACGAGGCCGCTGGCCTGACATCCTCGCCAGCCTCGCCGGCCTCTCCGCGCAGCAGCTCACCGACAAGCACCAGCCATGCCCGCTCTGCGGTGGTGAAGACCGCTACCGCTTCGATGACATCGACGGTTCCGGGTCATGGTTCTGCAACCGGTGCGGAGGCCGTGATCAGCAGGGCGGCGCCGGCTCCGGCATTGATCTCCTCATGCGGCGCACCGGCTGGGACTTCCCCGATGCCGCACGCGGCGTGGAGCAGCACCTCGGCATTGGATTCACCGCATCGCCTCCCCTGATAGATCCCCCCACCGCCGGCGCTGATTCCGTCTGGCGCTATAGCTCCACCTTCCTGGTCTGCCGCTTCCCCGGGAAGAAGATCCGCCCCCTCTGGTGGGACGGCACCGCCTGGCGATGGAAGGCACCGCCAGCACCTCGCCCCCTGCTCAACCTCGCCCAGCTGCAGGCGCAGCCCGACGCCAAGGTGCTCATCGTCGAGGGCGAGAAGGCAGCCGATGCCGCCGCCGCGCTCTTCCCCTCCCTGGTCGTCACCACCTGGCCATCCGGCTGCAAGGCGATCAGCAAGGCTGACTGGGGCCCGCTGCGCGGCCGGAACGTCACGCTGTGGCCCGACAACGACTACCCAGGCCAGACGGCCATGGCAGAGCTTGGCAGCAAGCTTCTGAACCTCGGCTGCACCCTCAAGGCCATCGCCAACGATCCCGACTTCCCAGAGGGCTGGGACATCGCAGACGCCTCATGGTCGCCCGCCGAGGCCATGGCCTATGTCCGCGATCACATCAAGCCGATCGACCTGCCAGACCTCAAGTCTCAGCCCAAGGCAGAGCAGCAGGCCATCCCTGATCCGCAGCCACCAGCACCCACAGCATCACCAGAACCGCCCAAGCCAACCTCGGCCTACTTCACCTGCCTGGGCTTCGATCACGACGCCTTTTACTACCAGCCGCACCGCACCGGCCAGGTCATCCGCCTTTCACGCTCCGCACACAGCGGCACCAACCTCTGCGCGCTCGCTCCCCTCGCCTACTGGGAGTCGGCACACCCTGGCGGCCGGGGCGGCCCGAACTGGACCGCAGCAGCCTCGCAGCTGTTCGACGACCAGGCCAGCGTCGGTGTCTACTGCCCCGATCGCATCCGCGGCCGTGGCGCATGGTGGGACGGTGGCCGCTCAGTCCTGCACCTGGGCGACAGGCTCATTGTCGATGGCCGCGAACAGTCCGTCTGCGACCGCCTGCAGGGCAGCTCCTTCCTCTACCAGCGCCTCAGCTCACTCCAGGGCCCGACCGGTGCTGAGCCGCTATCAGACGACGAATCCGCGATCCTCGGCCTGATCGCTGAACGCTTCCACTGGGAGGTGCCAGCCTCCGGCATCCTCATGGCCGGCTGGGTCACCCTCGCCCCGATCTGCGGCGCGCTCGACTGGCGCCCACACGCCTGGCTGACCGCCAGCGCCGGCTCTGGGAAGTCCGCCATCCTCGACCGCTACATCACCCCGCTCCTGGGTGACCTTGCCCTGAACGTCCAGGGCAACACCACAGAGCCCGGCATCCGCCAGGCTCTCCGCGCCTGTGCCCTGCCTGTCGTGTTCGACGAGGCCGAGTCCAACGAGAAGCCGGATCAGGCACGGATGCAGGCCATCCTCGGCCTGGCGCGCGTCGCATCCTCCCAGTCCCGCGCGCACACCTACAAGGGCTCCCCAGAGGGCGACACGCAGCGCTACAGCATCCGTTCCATGTTCCTGCTCTCCTCCATCGCCACCGCCCTGAAGCAGGGCGCCGATCGCAGCCGGTTCGCACAGCTCACGCTCCGCAACCCCACCGAGATCCCGAAGCCCATCCGCATCGCCCACTGGGAGCAGCTCGACCGCGACCTGGACACCTACATCAGCGACGACATCGGCCGCCGGCTGCAGGCACGCACGGTCGCCCTGATCCCCACCATCCGCGCATCGGTCCGCGTGTTCGTTCGCGCCTGTGCTGAGCGGTTCGACTCGCCGCGGCTCTGCGATCAGTACGGCACCCTTCTGGCCGGCGCATGGTCGCTCCAGAGCCAGGAGGTGGTCACACCCGAGCAGGCCGCTCAGGTCATTGACGCCAAGGACTGGACGCCGTACAGCCAGTCGGTCGAGATCCCCGACGAGCGACGCTGCATCCAGCGCATCCTCCAGCATCAGCTCCGCGTCGAGGGTGAGAAGGTCGTCACTCGATCCGTGGGTGAGCTGGTGGAGCTCGCCCTGGGCTATGCCTACGAGCCAGACGGCATCGGGCAATCCCTGGCCCTGTCAACCCTTGGCCGCAACGGCATCAGGGCAGAGGATGGCGCCGTCCTGATCTCCAACAACGCCGAGGCCATCGCCCGCATCCTGGGTGACACGGCATGGGCGAACTGCTGGCCCACGGTCCTGGCCAGGCTGCCCGGTGCGACCAAGGCAGGGTCGGTCTACTTCAAGGGAGCCGGTGCCACTTCAAGGGCTGTGAGAATCCCGCTGGATGCCATCGATGGGGCTGATCGGCCCGCTGAAGCGTGAGAAACCGTCAGACCGTGAGAGAACCGTGAGGGCCAAACCCTTTGGTATCACAGGGATCTTGGCGTCCCTCACGTTCTCACGCTCTCCCCGGAGAGAGCCCCCCCTATAGAGAGAGAGCGTGTGTGTGTGTGAAAGGCAGAGATCAACCCCTCTCATATATAAATCCTCTTTTGAAAGGGTGTGAGAACGTGAGAAGGCCCCCAGATCCCAGACCACCACTCAAAAACCTTTCTCACGCCAACCGTGAGACGACCGTGAGGACCGTGAGGAGCCCACCCCGCGCCACACTGGACCCACCGCACCCAGCGCCGTGATCTCCTTCGACGTCTCCACCAAGGGCCTCGACACCACACAACGCTTCCTGGCCGAGTTCAAGGGTCAGCTTCCCTTCGCCACCTCCCTGGCCCTCAACCAGACCGCACGCGACGTGCAGCTCGCCTACAAGGCGCAGACCGCCACCTCCTTCGTCTCGCCCACCGCGTTCACCCGGAACGCCTTCCGCTACGACCAATCCACCAAGGCATCCCTGGTCGCCCAGGTGGTGCGCCAGGCGCCGCAGCCGTTGCCTGCACCGCAGCCCGCGCAGGCACAGCCGCAGCAGGCGGCACTGGGTTACGACGATCCCCCGTTCTGAGAAT